CGGCCATCGGAGTAGTAAGGAGTCGGAACCGGGGTGTATGCAGAACCGAGGGTGGTGCCCTCAAGTACTTGCGAGTGGACAGTGATGCCCTGAATCAGGGTCGTGCCAGTCGCAGGCTCAACGGCGAGAGCGTCGTTGCTGGTAGGCGAGTTGTCCGTCATCACCAGGACCCCGAAGGGGATGGCGGCGCCGGACTGGTTGCGGAAGCTGCGGCAGACATAAGCCTGCAGATCAGCAATGCCGCCCTCGTGGCCAACTGCCTCGCGGAGCGGGTAGCTGCCTTGAGCCCCAGTGGGGTTGGTGACAGTGGTGGGGGTGAAAGTTACGGCCATGGAAGGTACTCCTTACTTAGTGGCGGTCAGGGGACGCTTCCAGGCATCAGCCATCTTCGAGCGATAAACGCTCTCAGGGGTGGCGTTTGCGCTACCGGCGCCTTTCAGCGCTTGGCGTAGGCCAGCAGAGCTGTCCGAACGAGCGTCCTCGGCGTCCTCTTTGGTTTCGCCGTTTTCACCGGTTTCGTCCTCGGGGGATTCTTCACCCTCTTCATCGCCGGAATCGGAGCGAGCGGCAAGCATGCCGTCCACAACGCCTTGGATGTAAGAAGGTTCAGCGTCCTCGCGGGGAGCTTCGCCGGTCAGGTTTTCGAATGCCTGGTTGTAGAGGGTGGCATCGTCAATGCCGTCGAACTTAAAGTCCTCGGCAAAGGCGGGAGCCAGGTTTTGGAGGGTGGACAGACGAGCAGCGACCAGTTGGTCGAGTTCGGCTGTGTCGATGCGAGCGGAACCTGAATCGAATTCGGCCAGGCGCTCTTCGAGAGCGTCGGCACGACCTTCAGCAGATTCTTTCTCGTAGGCGATGGAGTCGAATTCTGCTTGGAGGGCGTCAAGCTTGGAAGAAAGCTCGTCGCGCTCGGTAGAAACAGTTTTGAGTTGACGCTCCATGTCCCGGGCGAAGGACTGGACCGCCGTAGCTGCTTCTGCGGGCAGATCGATCTCCAGGCCGTCCAGTTTGACGGTGGCCATAACGGGAGATGCAGGTTGACTGGGCTGGAGTGCCAACTCGTACTCGGGGCATGAGACAGCGTCAGCTGCATCCATGCGATCGAGTAGAAGGCGTACCTCGGGACCGGCCCGGCCACGAGGGACGATGGCGATGTGGTTCACCCGGATGTTGCGCTGGATGCCGGAGTACTCCTCGCCCTCGGGGGTTACCCCTGGGGTTGGGTCGAAGTCGACTTTGTACCCGGCGGACACCTCGGTGGCATCCTTGCGCTTGATCTTCTCGATGGCATCGGCGTCAGTGACGACCAGTGCGACTTCGACAAATCCGTCGTTGTACCGAACTTGACTACCGGAGTAGCCGATTTGGTACTTCTTCGTGTTTGCGGCGTCGAGAAGGACGGGTGGGTGACCCCACGTAGCGGCTTTCATGCCGAACGTGGAGAGAGCGTCGGGATTGCTGACCTCTTCTGGAGGCCGGTATTCCCGTGCTTGAGAACCATCTGCGCGCCGATAGAGCTGGGTGCCCGTACGCGCCGCACGACACCACACGCGGAGGTAACCCTCCTCGGTGGCTTCGCTACCCGTGATGGGCGCGAAATCGTAGCGTGAAACAGATGTTTCCATAGCACCACTTTACGACCCTGGGATGTAATGAGTAGCCTTAAACGGTAGGCGGTTAAAGCTCAGTGGCAATTCACAGGCAATTGGTACTGTGCTATCGCATGCGGTGTCTAAGAGAGCATGCTGGACTGACACAAATGGAGGTTGCAGAGGTACTTTGTGTGAGTCAGGCGGCGTATTCGAGGTTGGAAAAGGGAGAAGTTGAGGTATCGCTCTCAAAGTTGTTCCGTTTGAGCGATCTTTATGGCATGACGCTGCAAGATTTGATCAAAGGGATCTAACTGTTTTGATTCCAGTCACGATTGTTCGGAGGCTGGAGCTGGACGGGGGAATAGTGCTGGATGAAGTTGTCCTTGCGAGCTGGAGCGGAAGATTTGCGGCTGGTCTTGCCAGAGCATGCCCATTTGGCACGGGATAGGCAAAGCGGGGTGTTGCGATCGGCACCGCCACAGTCTTTGCCGTGGGATTTCATGTCCCCGAAGGAGCGGGCGCAGTAGCGATCACCCTTGTCAGTGCCCGGTGCGATGCGGTAGCCCTTGGCGCCGTAACGGACCTTGTTTTTGCGGCCGGTTTCGGGGTTGGTGACGACCTTGGTGTACTTCTTGCCGTCCTCGGTGTCAAATCCCGTAGCCCAGATATCCGTTTTGGAGCTCACCATCACAGGGGCGCCGCTCCGGTTCTTCGCCGCGTCGCGACGAAGGCGCAGGGAGGCGGGAGTAAGTGCCATGCTCAGATAGAGAGTTGGTCTAAGTCGGGGGTGAAGCCTGCTGCATAGACCGAGTCGCGGCGACCACCCAGGGGCCGGTCATAAGCGCTAGAAGCCCAGCCGGTCCCGTGAGGAGTAGAGCGCATACCAGAAGTGCGCATGCGTGCGGATTGATAGGCACCACGGGTGCGGCGCTTCATACCAGCCAGTCCGCCGGAGCGATTGAATCCTGCAATTCCTCCAAGAGCAGCTTCTTGTCCTACTCCGATTAAGGCATTACGGCCAGCACTCTTGAGGAACTCTTTTGAAAGTTCTTTCTTACCCATTCGACCCGCTTTACTTGCAGCGGCCACTTGTGTTGCAGCTGCACCGAGTTGCATGTTCCTAAATCCTCGGCTTACTTCTCCAAGGTTGCCGCGCATACCACCTTCAAAGGTTTGCATCAAGCCAGCACCCAGAGCAGCTCCGCCCCCGAGCCGAGCAGCAAACTCTCCTGCAACCTTGATTTTGTTGCCAATCCCTTTGGTTGTTCCTTTAGCTTTGTTGAAACTTTGAGCAGCAACTGGATCTGACATCAATTTGCTGAATTCCTTTTTGGCAGCAGCTTTGGGATCAACATTCTGTGCTGAACCCTTGGAGCATTTTTCACCCGGGGAGATGGAGCCTTTGCCGCACTTGAGGTCGAGGCGCTCCGCGGCGTCGAGCCGAGCTCGGATGTAGGGGCGGCTGCGGTCTTGGATTCCGAGATCGCAAGCAGCAAGATATTCCTGAGGGGTCAGGGCATCGCCACGCTTGCCATAGCTGCCACATCCCCCGTCTTTCTTGGCCTTGCAGGAGCAGGGCTTGCCGGATTTACAAGTACCGCAGTCAGCGTCCATCGGAGCCTTGGTGTTTTTGGCACCTTTGGGGCTGCGCTTCCGGCTGTTCTTCATGGAGGCTCCGTCCTCGGTGCCTTCACGGGTCTCTTCTTCGGGAGTCTCACCCATTTCCTGGGCTTCCATCTCTTCCGTTTCTTGCTTTACAGGGGGGCGCTGTTTGGTGGGGCGTGCCATGGCGAAGAGGGCGCCTTTGGCCCACTTGGTATAGGCCAGCTTAGCGATGGTGTGTTTCGTCAGGGTGCATAAGATGGTAACAGTGACACTTTCACCATGTCCGTTCAAACTGTTGCTGTCATCGCTGTCGTTGTGGCAGCTGGATCAGAGATTATTGCAATTACACCTTCCCTGAAGGCTAATTCATGGGCTCAACTGATTATTGGTGTGCTTAAAGTCCTCTTTCCTAAGAAATGATGAAACTTGGTAGCTTTCTAGGTTCTGAGGTCCAAGAGGCAGCCGCTCCCCTGATCACTCGGGCGGACGATGCGATTGCGCGCCTGAAGAGGATTGAGGATTTGCTTGAGGCCATCGACGCCCAGCTCCAGGCTATGAAGCCCTTGCTCAAACTGCTCCAACGCCTGCCTGGCTTCAAGTAGGACTAACAGGAGTCGGGACAACCTGCTCAAACACAGCGGCACGACTGAGGTTTACGGCCTCGGTGGTGCCGTTTTTGCTGATGGCTTGAGCGACTTCTTTGCTGTGTTTGGCCCGTTTTGCTGCGTAGTCCGGATCCATCTGGGCAATGTCGGGGTCCCAGGGGGATAGGAAGCAACGGCACCGAGGGTGAAGAGGAACCTTGATCTCTTGGCGTTTGTAGATCTTGCCCGCCCTCGGTGCGCAGTAAGGGCAGCTCCGATCGTCAGCAGTGGCGTAGTACATCACCAGATCGATGCCCTGGTTGGCGTAGTAGTTGTTCGAGGCATCGTTGTACGCACGCAGGCTTTCGGTGCGGACGATGACGTCAGCTCTGGATTTGACCACACCCAGGCTTAGGCGCATGTCCTGGATCATCGAGTCAGTAGAACGACCTTCTGCGATGCCCTTGGCGACG